GATGATTTCAGACACTAATACTCCATGGCTGGTTAAAGGTACGCCCCGCAGATTCGCACTGCGGGGCGCACCGTTATTTCCCGACGCTGGTTACGCGAAGGGGTTGGCCGGAGGCGTCGGAACCGCCACGTTGGCCCAAGGGTTCGCCGGAGCTGCGGCAGCCACAGGGGCAGCCGGTGCAGCAGGGGCGACGGGAGCCGCAGGAGCGGCAGGGGCAGCCGGAGCCGCAGCAACAGCACCCGGGCCAGCAGGAGCACCGGCAGCAGCCGAGACGCCCACGGGCGGGGCGAACTTGCGGAGCTTGCGGTACTCCTTGTCGTTGTACCGGTCGATGTAGACCTCAGCCGTGAAGCGCTTGCCCTGCAAGGCGGCGCAGATCTGGGCGTCGGTCGGGTTGGTCTGCGCGAACCACTCTTCGGTCAGGCCGAAGACGGCCATCTGCTCGAAGAACATGCGCATGCCGTTCGGCTTCTCGGTGGTGTAGAACGTGTGGAAGATGCGCGCGTTCTGTCGCGGACCAGCCTCAACCGAGGGGTTGATCGTGTAGTTCTGCCAGCCGTTCTTCTCTGCGGGCTTCGCAGGCTCCTTGATGATGAAGGAGTAGGTGCCCTCCTCAAGCGGGGTGAAGGACGACGTTGCCTCGCTGGCGATCTTTGCACGGTCGGACCAGTTCATTGCGGGCGACATATTCGAATTGTACCTTTCGAGGGGTTTTTGTGTATCTTTATTCTAGGCTATACAGCTTTGAATGTCAATTTACGGAAGGTCGAAATCGACCAATTCCGGTGCCTCCGCAGCAGCCTCCGGGGCCGGAATTGTGGCCTCGGGGAGCGACGGAAGATCAGCGGCAGTCTGAGGGGTCTCGGTGGCTGCCGCAGCGGGTGCCTGAGCCTGCGCGGCCATGTACGCGTCGTAGTCCCGCTGCGCGAGCGAGGGGAAGATGCGGTACATGAGCTGGCTCAGGTTGGGGTCCTGAATCGTCGGCTCGACCCCGGGAACGCGGCTCTTGGCCTCGTACTGCGGGTGGTTGCCGGTGAACAGGAATCGGTGGTCACCGTAGACTCCGTTCTCGTCAGCCGCCTGATTCACGTAGAGGTAGGCGGTCATATCGAAGAGGTACGGCACCTGAGAGGCGATGGAGCCTTGCAGGTACGGCTTGAAGGTGCCGTCGTAGTCCTTCGATGTGGAGATGAGGCAGAGGACGTGGAGTGGGTTGTCCTCTTCGTCGGTGATGTCGCGCAGGTCGCGCAGGAAGGATCCCATGTTCTGGAGCAGCTTGCCCCAGTGCTGGGTCTTCATCTCGCCGCGACCGTTGATCGCCTCCTGCGCCTTGATCTGGATCTCGGAGATGGAGTCGACGGCGACGGTGCGGAACGGGTGGTTGGCTCCGCGCAGCCACTCCAGCGTCTTCTGGGCGGTGGGCCAGTCGCGGGTCTTGACGACCGCCACATCCCACGTGCCGTCATACACCGGAGGGGCCTCGACAAGCGGGTTCCACTTGATCTTGCGGAGCTGGACGAACCGCGAGGCGCGCTCGGCGTCCATCAGCAGGATCGGGCGGAGCCCCGACATGGCGAAGGTGGTCTTACCGGCACCAGCCGGACCGTGGACAAGGATACCGAGGGCTTCTTCTGCCATTGGTGTCTTTCTTCTAGTGTGTTAATGTAAAGCTACACAGTGTCCAATGAATCCTCAGCGCCGTAGCGCTCGTTCGGATTCACCACACGGAAGTGGTCTTCGAGGTACTCCTCGGCAGCCGAACCGTCGTCGAACCACGTGCAGATGGTCGCGAACGGGCACCCGGTAGTGGTGCACTTCCAGTCCATGCGCGGCGTGGGGTAGGCCACGAAGCGGTGGTCGGCCCCGTCGTCGAGGGCGTCCCGGACGTCCATCATCTGGGCCACCGTGCCTTGGAGCCTGATCCACTGCGAGTCGAGCTGCTTCTTGTTGAAGCGCACGTCGATCCGGTCGTAGAACGGGGGCTTGGCGGTCGCGGTGCGCTTGACCTTCTTGAGCAGGTTGTAGATCCCGCCGTCGACCTTGGTGTCGTCGTCCGGGTTCAGCCGCTCAAGGTTGGTGTAGGTCATCAGCTGCTCGGAGGCGTGCGAGTGCCGGTAGTAGTCGTCGAAGCCCTTCGTCGTCTTGTGGTCCAGCGTGGCGCGGGAGCCATCAGAGCGTCGCCTGACTTGGAGGTCGACCTTGCCTATGATCTCGACCCGGGGGTCGCGTTCGAGCACGTGTGAGAGCTTGCGCTCCACGCCGACGACGTCGAAGTAAGCGTCGTTGTTCTCCTCCGCCTCCCACTCCGCATAACCCTCGACCATGATACGGCCCAGCTCCGACTCGGAGTTGAACTTCTTCACCTCTGCGGCGTCGGTGGCCTTGTCGGTCGCGAGGAACTTGAGGTTGTCGGCGTTCTGGAGCCGGGTGTACGCCTCGACGACGTTGGTGCCGTCGCGGTAGTACTCCTCAAGCGCGTTGTGGACACGCGTGCCGAGAGGGAGCGGACCGACGAGGTCCTCCTCTTTCGGCTTGAGTCCACGGTAGTACGTCAGCCACCACTGCCTGCGGCAGTTCTTGAAGGTCTGGATCTCGGAGTTCGAGATGGACACCCGCTCGGGGTGCCGCCCGAGGATGGGCTGGATATCGTCTTGCATCGCTCTCTATCCTACTTGACAGTGAATATCTTGTCAAACCGACGCTGGCGGTAGCGGATGTTTTTCGAATTGGACCAAACATATTCGTTGTAGATGTTGACCCACTCCGTGCCGAGGTCCGGTGCGAAGGTGTCGCCGTCCTTAACGTCGAACTCGAACTCCGTCACGTACGCCTCCCGAGCCACTGAGAGGCCCTCTCGCAGCACGTCAGCGCCTCCGATGAGCCAGACCCTCTCGTACCCCATAGCGGCCTCCAGAGCCTCGTCCAGAGACGCTGCGGAGACCGCTCCGTCGACCTCATCGCGGCTGGTGAGCACGATGTTGAGGCGTCCCGGCAGGGGCCGGACGGACGCGGGAAGCGACTCCCACGTCCTTCGGCCCATGATGACCGCCCCGCCCCGGGTGACGTTGGCGAAGTACTCCAGATCCTCGGGCACGTCCCACGGGATCCGCCCGTCCCTGCCGATCACGCCGTTTCGGCTCTGCGCCCAGATGAGGCCGACCTTCCGGCTCATACCGCCACCGGAGCCTTGATCGGACCCCACGGGTTGTAGCCGATGAGTTCGATGTCCTCGAACTTGTAATCGAAGATGGACTCCGGCTTGCGGTTGAACCTGAGGGTCGGGAACTCCACGAGGTCGCGGGAGAGCTGCTCGCGCACCTGATCCGAGTGGTTGGCGTAGACGTGGCAGTCGCCACCGCTCCACACGAGGTCGCCGACCTCAAGCCCGGTCTGCTGCGCGATCATATGCGTCAGCAGCGCGTATGAGGCGATGTTGAAGGGCACGCCGAGGAACATGTCGGCGGACCGCTGTGTCAGCTTGCAGGAGAGCTTGCCGTTGCTCACGTTGAACTGGAAGAAGGCGTGGCAAGGGGGCAGCGCCATCTCGTCAAGCTCGGCCACGTTCCACGCCGAGACAATGTGGCGTCGCGAGTTGGGGTCGGTCTTGATCGACTCGACCACGTCGGCGATCTGGTCGATATGCCGACCGCTGAACCCGTCGAGCCAGTAGCGCCACTGAGCGCCGTAGACCGGGCCGAGGTTGCCGTGCTCGTCGGCCCACTCGTCCCAGATCGACACACCGTTGTCCTTGAGGAACTTGATGTTCGTGTCGCCGCTCAGGAGCCACAGAAGTTCGATCACGACCGACTTCCAATGCACCTTCTTGGTGGTGATGAGCGGGAAGCCCTTGGAGAGGTCGTAGCGGATCTGCGGCCCGAATAGGCTGACCGTGCCGGTCCCGGTGCGGTCGCCCTTGAAGTCTCCCTTGAGGAATACCTCTTCGAGCAGGGCCTCGTAGGCTCCTGTGTTGTTCAAATGGTTCTGCTTTCTCATGCGGCGTCTGGCTCTTCCTCTGGGGTTTCGGATCCGTCGTCGACGGGGAACTCGGTGACGTCGATGTGCTCACCTAGGACGAACTTCTTGATCAGCTGCTCGTCGCGCAGGATGGTCTGGAGCTGACGCCCCTTCTCGGCCACGGCCTCGAAGACGGTCTCCTCGCAGGTGCCCTTGGCGACGTAGTCCACGATGTGGACGCTCTCGTGGACCTGAGAGCCGATGCGGTGCACGCGGCCCTCGGCCTGAGTGTTCTCGATCATCGACCACGAGCGCTGGAGGAACACGGCCACGCGCGCTCGGGTGAGCGTGATGCCCGTGCCACCGGCAGCGATGGTGACGATGATGTACTTGGTCAGGCCGCTCTGGAAGTTGTCCATGTGCACCTGACGCTCGATGGCGTCCTGATCGCCCGTGATCAGCCCGTGGGCGTGCCCCGCCTTGGTCAGGCGCGCGCTGAGCATGTTCGCGAGCTGGCTGGAGACGGTGAAGATGACCACCGAGTCATCGCCGTAGTCCGGCAGGTCCTCCATGAACGCGTCCAGCTTGCAGGACGGGTCGGAGAGCTTGACGAACGCCTTCTCCACGAGCTTCTTCGTCTTCTCGTCCACCACCATGCGGTACTCGACCTCGCCGTAGGCCGAGGCGAGCTGGAGCATGCGGGTGGTCTTCACGAGCGGGGACGTGGTCGAGATGACCTCTCCGTCCAGCTCCGCCACCATCTGCTTCTGCATCTGCGTGTACGCCTTCTGCTGCTTCGCCGAAAGCTCGACGTCGCGGCGCGTTCGCAGCACAGGGGGCAGGAACGGGAGGATGACCTCCTTGGGCATGCGGCGCAGGATCGGGTCGAGTCCTTGGAAGAACTCGTCCTTGCGCTCCTTCTTGATCCCGGACACGACTGTGTTGCCCCACGCGTCGAAGTGCGTCTCGCAGTAGCGGTCGAGGAACTTCATCTTCGAGGGGTATGCCTCAGGGTCGAGGAAGTTCAGGATCGAGAAGAGGTCGTCCGGCGAGTCGGCAATCGGGGTGCCGGTCAGCGCGAGTCGGATCTCGGCGTCCCCTGCTGCGGCCTTCACAGCCCGGGAGACCTTGGAGGACGGGTCCATCATGCGGTGCGCCTCATCGGCGATGACGACCTTGAAGTCGATGCCGTTGAGTTCCTTGGGGTGCACCTCGCACTGAGTGACCTTGAGGTCCGGGTCGGTGCCTCCGTGCTCGGTGCACTTCTTGAGCGCGATGGAGCCGTAGGGCTTGAGCCGCGAGTGGTTGCGCACGGACTCCCAGTTGATGATCACACAGTGGCTTCCGCACATGCAGACCGGCTCGGCTGGCTTCCGCTTGGACTTGCTCTTGGGTTTCGGAGCGTTCTCCACCTCGTCGACCGGCGCGTGCACCGGGCAGGGTATCGAGCGGTCGCCCTTGGCGGCAGCGAACTGCTTGGCGCGCTGGGTTGCGGAGCCGTCGATCACGGTCACCCGGAGACCCGGCCATACCTCGCCGATCTCTCGCGCCCAAGAGAACTTGGTGGAGTTCGGGCAGACGACGAGGACGGGGAACACCTCGCGGCTGAGGTTCTCCGCCATGTGGCGAACGGTGGAGAAGGCAGACTGCGACTTCCCCGAGCCGAGCCCGTTGGCGAGGATGGCGCGCATGGCGGTCGAGAGGAACATGACGTCGACCCGCTGGTGCGGGAACAGGCGCTCGTACCCCTGATCCGACCCCGTGACCTCGCGCAGGGCGTACGCCGGGGCGATCTTGGTGCTGTAGAGGTTGTCCATCCACGCCTTGAGGTGCGGCCCGACCTCAAGGTCCCCGGCGAAGTCGTTGGCGAGGGCGAGGCAGGTGGGCCACGTCTTGGCGATGGTCCAGAGCATCCGCTTCTTGTCCCACTGGGACGAGGGGAGCGCCCTGAGCATTTCGGTGTGCCGCCACTCCGTGTTGGTGATGGCGACTTTCTTAGTATCTACACTGTCAATTTCTGCGAGGACAGTCATTTCTTCCTAGTTAGTGCTTCCCGGCAAGGCTATCACACAAGCAAGTACTTGGCCCAGCGCGGATTCCGGTCGTTGATATACACCATCGCATGGCGGTACGCGTCGTTCGCGTGGCCCTCTCCGCCGACGTGCCAGAAGCCGGTGTGCTTGAGCTTCTCGTTGTCGGCGAAGTGCTTCTCGCTCGGACTCTGGAGGTGGAAGTCCGAGGCCCCGAAGCGGCGCACGAGGAACATCGTGGCCCCGATGAGTTGGAGAGACCACGGGGCCTCGGAGAGCTTGGAGGTGCGGTCGGTGATGTGGAAGTCCTCGATGACCACCTCGACGGACTTGCCGAGGCCGCTGATCACGGCCTCGGACATGTCGAAGTACTCGTCCACGGTGAGTTCCCACGACCCGAGCTTTTTGATATCGTTCGAAGAAACCTCGGTGATGTCGAGCAGGGCTGCCCCGGTCAGGAGTCCGGGGTCAACCGCGAAGAGGTACTTCCGGTTGGCCGGAAGCCCCCTCACCCACTCGACGAGGTGCTCAAGCTGCAAGGAGGCTGGCTGGGTCATACCCGAACACCTCGCCCTTCTTGCGGTACTTCGACCCCCACCGGTCGAGCGGCCCTTCGGCCTCTGCTGGCAGGTCGACGGCGAACTGTCCGTCGCAGTAGGACATGATGGATTCGATGTCCTTCATGGCGTCAGCAGCGCCGTCAGCGGGAAGCGAGAACACCATCTCGTCGTGGATGGGCACGCACATGTAGTCCGTGTACCCTGCCGCGTCAAGACGCACGATGGCCTTCTTCATCAGCTCCGCAGCGGTGCCTTGGAGCATGTAGTTGGTCAGCGAGTAGACACGGCCCGGGTCGCAGGGCAGCTTGCGACCACCCTCGGTGATGATGTAGCCGACGCCCTCATCCTTCTCGCGCTTGGAGCCGAGGCTTTCGATCTCGGCCATGAAGCCCTTGATGCCCGGGAACGTGGAGAACACACCCTGAGCCACCTCGGCCATCTGGTCATAGGTCACGCCTGCGGTCTCGGCCATCTTCTGGATGCCGGAGCCGTAGGCCGAACCGTAGAGCGTGCCCTTCACGAGGCCACGGCGCGGATCCTTCTTCGAGAAGTCGGGGTCGCCGTAGATCTGCTTGCCCAGCCCGACGAAGAAGTCCCCGCCCGTCGCGTCTGCCTCGCGGAACGCGTTCTGGAGCACCGGGTCGCGGGAGAAGTGCGCGAGCAGGCGCATCTCGACCTGCGAGTAGTCGCAGGAGATCATGGCCTCTCCGTCCCGGATCG